TTTCCACCTGTTCGATGACACACCAGCACCACAGCAGGGCTATACACCACTTAATCCTAACTGGACAGGACAGCAGACCGGAGGCTGGCAGGAACTTATAGATCCGAATGGTAACTTCAAGTATGACCAGGGCGGTAACTATGAAGCCAGCGATTGGGCTACAGGCAAGGGTAACGAACTGTCTGCAGAGATGAAAGTCTTCTATGACAAGAATCTCATTAGACTCGCAGAGCCTGCAATGATTCACGATCAGTTTGGTCAGAAGAGACCTATTCCTGGCGGCAATGGAAAGGTAATTGAGTTCAGAAAATTCAATGCACTTCCTGCAATTCCTGCAGATATGATTCTTCAGGAAGGTATCACTCCGACAGGTCAGAACTATGGTGTAACAAGCATCACAGCTATGGTTCACCAGTTTGGTGGATACATCACTACCACAGACATGCTGAATCTCACAGCCTATGACAACAACATGGCTGAGATTATGAAGCTTCTCGCTTCTCAGGCAGGTAGAGTATCTGACACTATCACAAGAGACATTCTGCACACAGGACTTAACGTATCCTATGCCGGTGGCAAGGAAGACCAGGATGAGCTTACTGCTGATGATGTTCTCACAATCGAGGATATCAAGAAGGCTGTAAGAAAACTGAAGAGAGTAAACGCTGAGACTATCTCAGGTAACTTTGTAGCTATCTGTCATCCGGATACAATTTATGACCTGATGCAGGATTCCGAGTGGATTGATGCTAATGAGTATGCAGGAAGCGGTGCTATCTTCAAGGGCGAAATCGGCAAGATGTACGGTGTACGCTTCGTAGAAAATACTCAGGCTAAGATCAGCATCAACGAGACCACAGAGCTTCCTATCTATGGAACACTGGTCCTTGCTGCAAATGCATTCGGTGTAACAAGCATCAATGGCGGTGGAATCCAGACTATCGTTAAGCAGCTTGGAAGTGGCGGTACGGCAGATCCGCTGAACCAGAGAGCAACAGCAGGCTGGAAGCTCAACAAGACTGCCAAGATCCTCACAGAGGAATACATGGTAAGAATTGAGCACACTGCAAGCTATGGAGCAGATGCTGTAGCTAACTAAAACTTCTAAGCTCCGGAAGGGAGTAACAAATGGCTAAGAGCAAAGCAAAGACCGAAAAGGTTGAGAAGACTGAAGTTAAAGCTGAAGAGACCAAGAAGACTGAAACGAAAAAGGAAGAACCTAGGGTTATGGTCATGGTTCCATACGTAGAAGGCGAAGATAGAGAAGTCACAGTATGGATCAATGACAAAATAACTAAATTTAAAAAGGGCGTTACAGTCGAGGTTCCACTCAGCGTAGCCAAGGTTGTCGAGAGAAGCAACAAGAACATGATGTATGCGCTTGAGAACCAGAAGAAGTTTAAGAAGCAGGTAATGGACCTGTAAGCAGAGTAGGTGGGAGGTCCATTAGACTTCCCACCACTTTTTTAGGAGAGTAAGCAATGACAATCAAATCATTGATAGACAAAGTACAGGAAGAGAAGCCTAATACGTTTACTGATGAGAAGCTTCTGTCTTTCATTAACGAGATAGAGATAGAGATATATGACCAGCTCTATGAGGACTTTGAGCCTTATGAGGAAGTTGATGAGACAGAGCTTAGAGTGCCTGCTCCATACGACAGGCTTTATGTGTCTTATGTGAAGTCTCAGATTGATTATGCACTGGAAGAGTATGAAAGTTATCAGAACAATGCTGCTCAGCACGTGCAGGATTTTAGAGACTTTATTGACTGGGTAGTAAGAACAGGCCAGGCAGTACAGAGCGCTCTTCCACGTAAGATAAGAAACATTATGTAAGGTGGTGATATTATGGCAAATCTAGTTCAGCCGGTAGCACCACTTGTGCCTATTGAAGAAAGAACAATCGAGTTTAAAGGACTTAACAGGCAGGCGGTAGTAGCTGAAGGAGAGATGCCAGATATGTGGAATCTCACTTCGGACAATTATCCTTTGCTCACACCTAGAAAACCTAGAGGCGCAATGAGACTTCCGGCAGGGGTAGTAAAGCCTATGCAGCTTATGGCTAAGTTTGAAAAGATAGCCATGATAGCTGCGACTGGTAGCGGTGTCGCATTCTACTATGACGGAGAAAAGATATTAGATGAAAGCACTGGTCTATCTGAGCAGACAGAGATGGTGGCTATCAATACAAAGATATGCTTTTTCCCTGAGAAGACCTATGTAGAGGTTACATCGGAAGGTATAGTTGCTAACTCATATAAGAGCCTTGAGTCTGATGTATCAGTGACAGGCGTGACCATAACAATCAGCTCAGAGGATACAAGGATTACTCTTCCTGCTAATCATGGGTTTAGCTATGATGATGCGATTCAGATTACAGGAGAGCTTTCTTATACAGGCACAAGAAGCACGACAAGCTGTGATGTTTCTTGCATTATAGAGGACATTGTTAATACCAATACCTTGGTGCTGCCACAAGCTACATTCCTTGAGCTTATAGCAGCAGGGGTAACTACTGCTACGCTGACAGGCCATGTAAAGAGGACTATGCCGAAGCTGGATCATGTAGTTGAGTGGAATAACAGGCTATGGGGCTGCTCAAACGAGGATAACACGGTATATGCATCCAAGCTTGGAGATCCTAAGAACTGGCAATACTTCCAGGGCACAGGCATTGACTCATACTATGCACAGCAAGGTACAGACGGAGAATGGACAGGCATAGGCCTTCACTCTAACCACCTTGTCTGCTTTAAGCAGGACAGTCTTTGCAAGATATACGGCACAGCACCATCGAATTATCAAGTGCAGAACGCTGAGGCCTTTGGTGTTGAGCTTGGTAGCAGGAAGTCTGTTGTAACCATAAATGACACCATCTTTTACAAATCGAAGGTAGGCATTATGGCCTATACCGGCAGCGTGCCAGTCTGCATAAGCGATAAGTTCAATTCAGCGTTTACTAATGTTGTGGCAGGCACAGAGAAGAGGAAATACTACGCCTCCATCAATAGAAAAACTGGCGGCTATGAGCTAATGGTTTTCGATGTGGATAAGGGCGTTTGGCATAAGGAAGATACCACTAGGTTCAGAAGCTGCGCTACGGTAGGAGACAAGCTTTATTACATTGAATACGATCATGAAGTTCTGTACTGCTCAGAGAATCTAAAGTGCTCAGACTATCTCCCTGTAGGCGGTGAAGCAGACTCGGCTCATGTAGGAATAATCAATCCATTAACGCCTGATGAGGATGCAGGTGATATGGAATGGATGGCTATTTTTGGACCGTTTGATGAATACATAGAAGAGCACAAGATATATTCAAAGCTTGCACTCAGGATTATCTCTAACGATAAGAAGGAGAACGATATTTGTAACGAGAATCTTGAGCCTATATGTAACGAGTTTGGAGAATTTTTCTACTTAGAGAAATACTTGAATGTGTATATCTCTCTTGATGAAGGAGACTGGGAGCTTGTAGAGCATTATGCACAGCCTATTACACAGGGAGAGTTCATACCAATCATACCAAGGCGGTGCGACAGATACTCGATAAAAGTAGAAGGTAAAGGCAAGTATGAAATCAAGTCGCTGACCAGAAGAATACGCAAAGGAACATTTGGGAGGTTATAGGAATGGCTTATTCAAGAACTAACTGGCGTGAAAATGAAACGCCATTATCTGCTCAAAATATGAACAATATTGAGGATGGCATCGAAGAAGCACTTGTGAATGCTAAGGGCAATCAGGATCTTTGGACATTCATCCGAAACCTTGTATATCCAGTAGGCTCGATTTATATGAGTACGGACAGCACAAATCCATCTGCAAGGTTTGGTGGTACATGGGTAGCCTGGGGCAGCGGCAAAGTACCGGTAGGCGTTAATACTTCGGACACAAGCTTTAACACGGTAGAGAAGACCGGAGGAACCAAGGACTCTGTAGTAGTGACGCATAACCATACAGCTACGTTTTCAGGAAATGCTGTTGGCAATCATACGCATACAGGACCTTCGCATACACATACTGGTCCTAGCCATACGCATACTATGGCGCACACGCACACAGGGCCTTCGCACTCACATACTCCATCAGATAGTGCAAATTACTTTTTGACTATACCAAAGTCGGGAGATAAGCCGGTAAGCCGAAAAAATTTCTCATTCTATGAATCCCCTGCTGTAACAAAGCTTGCTTCAAGTCATCAGCACGGTATAGACCTGCGTCAAAAAACTATTTCAGGATATCTTTACACGGAAGGCAGCGTAACAAGACTATCTAATACAAGCGCAGCAGGAACTGGCAACACGGGCGCAGCAAGCAATAGTACAACATCGGCAGCTGGTACAGGTGCTACAGGTGCGGCCGGTACAGGCAATACATCAGCAGCAGGAGGTCATACTCCATCAGGTAGTGTCTCTGTAGCTAACAATGGTGTATCAGGAACTGACAAGAACCTGCAGCCATACATCACTTGCTACATGTGGAAGCGCACAGCATAGGAGGAAATTATGATAGTCGGATATGACAGAAGCAGCGGTCTGACTACAGACCAAAAGCTTGAAAGCCTCACTAACTCAGTGCAGCTTGCACTAAATGAGATTATGACTCAATGTGCTGAGATCAATAAATCCATTGAGGAGATAAAGGCGTTTGTTGACGGAGATCAATTACTTATGAGAGGAGACGAGTAATGGCTATAAAGGAATCAGAACTACAGGAGATAACAGTATTATCGGTGCAGGATTATGTCCGTGCAGTTACATCTTTAGGTGGTTCTAGAAATGTAGCGGTAAGTGACCTGGCTAAGACTGTTGCAACAAATTTTCCTATACATGAGGTGGCTGAATTATCAGGCAATCTAACAGGATCAGAGTTTTTTATTCTAGACACAGGAACCGAAAATTATAAGATTGCCGCTGATAAAGTGTCAAATTCTTTGATACAAACAGGCGCTTATGTTGCAGGGTTTAAGGCTGAAAATCCAAATAATGACAATCGAGTAGCTCTAATGATAGGGGAAGGTCAGGTAAACCGAGGCGTGTATGTATGGGGACCTAACAGTCTCAGCAAATGGTTAGTGCACGCCGGCGAATCTGGTACTGCATATCTTGACGGATATCCAGTAACTCCTGTCACATTAACCAAAACCTATACAGAGAATAACTATGTAAATGAGACAGACTTTAACCGTATTATAGCCATTCAATACGGAAGACTTGTTGTGATAAATGGCAATTTACAGATTGAAAACAATGTTCCACAAAGTAGTGATTTTCTTACAATTGGCAAAATTAATTTGCCTAAATCTGCGTTGACGGATGCTTCACAAATTGTGCCTTGCCAATATGGTGTGTCGATATACATAGGTGTGCACACAAACGGAGATGTACGACTTTACAATTATAACACTGCAGATGCAGGTGGTTGGGCTAGGTTTAACTGCACATTGGTGCTTTCTTAAAGGAGGTTTTATATGACTAAGGAATGGTTTAAGGCAGCAGGAATAAGAGCGCTGAGAACCTTCATCCAGGTTGTCTTAGCTGTATGGACTGCTGGTAAAGTAGACAA